CCATTTCATTTTGAAGTCGTCTACTTCCATTTTCATAGCAACAAGTTCGTTGCCTAAAATTCTTACAGCAATTTCTAGCTTGCCTTTATCATCTGGTTTATCTGCCATTTTTTATCCTCTCATAAAATAGTGCTAATAGCATAGCACCTGCTCCTGTACAGACTGCTTCAGTCCACCACATACCAAAATGACTTGGTACGAAAATCAAATCAACACCTGCTGTTGCTACGCCTGTGAGCCATATAATAGTCCAACGATTGTTGAGCAGTGGTAGCAGAGTTGCTAGTACAATTACTGCTCCTGCTACACTGCCTGTCTTTGTTGCTACCCACGCATGACTCCACGTGAGTACGCTTAGATCACCTTGCACCATACATATCATGCAAGCCAACCATGCCTCCGAGAACTTCTCGAACCAGAGATTTATTCGGTGTCTCACCGACCCTGACCTCTATATTTCTTGTAACTTCTACGCTTGCCTTTGCTCATAGAACTTGTTTTGATCATGCTATCGTTGCCACCGATAGATGTTTTCTTTGGTATTGCTACCAATGTGCTTTTAAAGCCAACTGCTTGTCTTGCCATAACTGCCTCCCAACTGTTATGTACATATTTATTACTATAGCCACAAAAAAAGGGCGACCGAAGCCGCCCTGTAGTTAAGTAGGTTTGTTTAGAAATTAAACGTTACACCTACTGTGATGTCGCCGCGCTCTTCTGCTTCCAAATCATACGACATTTCACCATATAGTGCCGTGCCATTTCCTAGATCGTGATCAACACCAAACTCTAGTGTTGGTAGATCGTCTAGGTAGTCTCCGATGTTTACTTCTGTATCACTGTTCCATACAGTTAGATCCGATGAAAGTGATAGTACTGTCATTTCGCTTAATCCATAGTTTAGTTCTGGTGTAAGTGTAACATCCATTACTTCTGTGTCTACATTGTAGCCTGCGTCTACTTCGCCGCCCCATGATAGGCTGGTTGCTAGTGCTGGTGTTGAAAATGCGGTCAATAGAGCCGCCATGGCAAGTTTTTTCATTGCAAAATTCCTTGTTTTTTATTATTAGTGAGCGAGGTGGGTTCAAATTTTGCTCACAAATTACTTATCGTGCAAGTGCAGTAAAACTATTAGTTGTGAATACAAATAAAAAAAGTGTTGCTCGAAAGCAACACTTTTCTAACCGTCCTGTTGCTAAGTGGTCAACTCCGGAAGCCTAAACTAGGCTGCCATTGCCATTTCTGGCGCATAATTGTCGTTTGCAATTATAATGTTTGAGAATATTACGCTTCTCAACCGACTAACTCCACGCACCTATTAACTACCTGTCGATCCTATTTCGCCCCCATCATAAACACACTCCCAGTTTATCAGTCTGTTGCTTATGCTATACAGTAAGCAGAGTGTGTTTATGGTGGAGGCGCCGGGTATCGCACCCGGGTCCAGTCTAGCGTTTGACTTGCTTCAACATTAGTAATATATTTATAGCGTATTGTTAAGATAAAGTCAACCAGAAACGTAAACTTTTTTGTTGTCTCTGTACCAAACTTTTTGTTGGTGTAGTCGTCCAAGTAGGTCCTGGATCTCTTTTATCTCTTCTTTGAGTTGATCGTTATCCTCGCCCTTCATAAGACGCCAACCTCTGCGTCCTGCTTTTGCTGACAAGGCTCTTTCAATTATTTCAATATCTCTAATAGATAGTTCAAAACTTGTATTAGGTTTTGTTACCATAGCCCTAATGCCCTTCCGTTTCCTGCTATAATCATTGCACACGTAACAACGTGTAACACGATCCAAAAGGTACGAAAAGCCAGTGCCTTCCTTACATCATCTTGTGAAATAGGAAGAAACTCTGGCTTATCGTCATCTGTTATGCCAACTGGCATGCCAACGGTGCGAGCCCATAATTTTAACCAGCGCCGTTGTCCGCTCATTACATTTCGTTCTTGCGATCTTGGATTTCTTTGCGGCGATCTTTTGTAAGTTTACCAAGATCACCTAGTGCCTTACGGGCTCGTGCCGCGGCCGCTTTTACATTCTTGTCTTCGAATGTTTCTGCTTCTTTTAGATAGTTGTTGTACGCCTGTACGATTTCTTCATGTAGTGTCATTATAGCCTCCTATTGTAATGCTACGCCTGTTGTTGTAGAAATATATTGTTTTGCAATTTCCGCCTCTGTCTTACCTGAACATACAAGTGCATTTTTCATCAAATGAAACTTGCCTTGTGGATCCATACTAAACATAAACGGACCTAGTCCTACGCTATCTGGTTGAATTACCAGCATCATAGGCTTTAGCAAAACATATTCAGTTTCTGACTCTGAATCTAAACGAGCAACGATTTCTTCGCCACTCACAATTTTAAAGGTGAGAACTTCACCCTGTTCATTTGGTTTTTCAAGTAACATTATAGTGTATACCCTGTTCCAGTATAGTTTGTGTTTTCAACGTATTCGGCAAGTTTATCAAACCCGCCAATCTTAGTCCCGCCTACAATAATCTGCGGGAATGTTCGTGCGCCAGGAAAAGTTTCAAATACCTCTTCACGAGTGAAATCTACATCTAACTGCTTGTAGTGGTATTCAAAATTACGTTGTTCGCAAAAACGTTTTGCTTGCTCACAGTGTGGGCAGGCAGGCTTTCCCCAAATTTCAATCATAAACTAAATCCTTTCAATGCATCTTTGTCAACGTCTTGTTTAATGCCGCCAATGATATAGGATTCAACTTCTGTTTCTTGTGGAGCAACTTGTAGCCCTGAACTTGACAACCAATGTGTTGTCCACGGTAGTGGATTTGTGTTCACTGGCTGATCAAAGATAGCATCCATGCCAAGTGCTTTCAGTCTACGGTTTGCAATGTATTCTACGTATTGGTGTAGCAGTGTGGTATTCAAACCAATCATGCTACCGTCTTTGAACAGATACTCTGCCCAATCCTTTTCTTCTGCTACGCAGTTACGCCACAAGTCGTATACTTCTTCTTTGCACTCTTTTGCAATCTCTGCCATTTCTGGATCATCTTTGCCTTGTGCCCACAGTTTAAGAACGTGTGTGCTTAGGGCAAGGTGCTGTGCTTCGTCACGGGCAATAAGCGAAATAATCTTCGCCGAGCCTTCCATAAGTTTTAGTTCGCCAAATCCAAATGTACAAGCAAAACTTACATAGAAACGCAGTCCTTCAAGGATGTTTACAGTCTGCATTGCAAGATACAATTTCTTTTTGACGTCACGCATTGAACCTTCACCACGATGCATAAATGCATCAGCGGCTTCATTGAACGCATCATAATGTTTAGTAACAGAAACGGCTCTCTCGATGATTTTATCATCATCAAGAATAGTATCAAACACTTCACTTGGATCTGGATACACATTTTTCATGATATGTGTATATGAACGTGAGTGAATTGTTTCGAAGAAGTCCCAAGTAACAATACAACCTTCTAGTTCTGGCAATGATACGTGCGGCAAAAATGCTAGGCACGGACCACGTCCTTGTACACTATCCAGCAGTGTTTGGTACTTTAGGTTAGCAGTAAAGATGTGCTTCTGCTCAGGACGGAAGTTAGCATAGTCTGCTCTGTCCTTTTGCAGTGACACTTCTTCAGGGCGCCAAAAGTATCCAAGCATTGTTTGATTTAATTTATCAAACACAGGAAACTTAAACGTATCATAACGCTGTGTATTTTGCTCTGCACCAAAGAACATATTTTCTTTAGTAAAATCTACTTTTTCTTTGTTGAATACTGTTTTAGCCATTCTCATACTTTCCTTATTGTGTTCATATTATAATAGGATCTGGTCCGTTTGTCAACCTAAATCGCACACGCATCACACGCTTCTTCATCATCATTTGCCAAAGTCATTGGCTCAACTTCAGGCTGGTTATCATGCCAACCTACTGAGTGTGCTGGTTCATCTGTCAACTCACTTGGATCAGTTTTATAATCATATGTGTTCTGATAGTAACTTGTTTTCCAACCATACTTGTATGTGTTTAACAAGTCCTGCATCATTACACTCATTGGCACTTCGTTGTTTTCGAAGTGTGTTGGATTGTAACTCCAGTTGCCGCTGATTGCTTGGTCAAAGAACTTCTGCATTACCGCGACCACATTGATGTAACCTTCGTTGCTAGGCATGTCCCACAGCAAGGTGTAGTGTTGCTTAAGACTTTGATATTGTGGAACAATCTGCTTAAGAGGCCCTTTTTTGCTTTTCTTAACGGACAAGTATCCTCTAGGAGGCTCAATGCCGTTTGTTGCGTTCGACACAACGGAACTGCTCTCTGATGGCATCTGTGCGGACAATGTGCTGTGCCGCAAACCGTGTTCTCTAATACTATCACGTAGGCTATCCCAATCATAATTTAACTCGTTTGCTACAATATTATCAACATCCTGCTTATATGTGTCAATTGGAAGGATGCCATCACTATATTTAGTACGGTCAAAATACTCACAGGCGCCTCGCTCCTGCGCTAATTTGTTGCTGGCTTTAAGCAAGTAGTATTGGAATGCTTCTGTAAGATCGTGAACCATCTTCCATGCTTCTGCATCTTGAAATTTTACTTTGTTCTTTGCTAGATAATGTGCAAGTCCAATGTAACCAACGCCTAATGAGCGTCTTGCTTTTGTGCTGATCTCTGCCGCTTTAATTGGATAACGCTGATAGTCAATAATTTCTTCTAGCGCACGAACGGCCAGTTCACATAGTTCCTCTAAGTCATCTAACGACTTGATAATACCTACGTTAATAGCACTTAGGATACACAATGCAATTTCGCCGTTTTCGTCATCAATGTGTTCTAGCGGCTTTGTAGGCAGTGTAATCTCTTGGCACAAGTTGCTCATGTAAACTGTGTCTTTGAAAGAACTATGTGTGTTTGCATGATCAACATTCATGATATAGATACGTCCTGTTTCAGCACGTTCTTTAATTAGTGCAGAGAATAGTTCCATTGCAGGAATCTTTTTCTTCTTTACGCTGGTCTTGCGCTCGTACATCTCATACATTTCTTTAAAGGTATCTGGATCACCAAAGTATGCTTCGTACAAGCCAGGCACATCATGTGGCGAGAAAAGAGAAATATTGCCTCCAGATAATAACTTTTCGTACATTGTCTTATTAAGCTGTATTGAATAGGTCAGCTT